CGATCTGCGCCATCTCGATGATGGTCTGGCGGCGACCCTCGCGGTTGGCGGGCAGCGAGGACTCGATGTGGAACTCCACATCTTCGTAGTTGATCTCGTTGGCGTCCAACGCTTGCGCCTCATGCATGGCGTTCTCACCCATGATGCGGTAGGTCAGCGGGAAGTCAGCGTTCTTCTTCCAGGTCTCCAGCATCATCCGACCCAGTTCCTTGAGGGCTTGGCGGATGCACTTCAAAGTGGGACCCAGTTTCGTATTGTCCTGCTCTGCGGCGAAGAGGATGGATCGACCGGACTGGGAGGCACCCTCAGACAGGCCAAGGGAGGGGTCCTGCACGCCCAAGGTGTTCATGATGCCGGCGCGGAAATACTCGCCAAGCTGCATCATGTTGTTGCTGACCGGGTCTCCCCGAATCCAGTGCGGTGGACCGTGGGTCGGGTTGTACTCGATCTTCTCGCCAGGAGCGGAGGTGATGCGCGTCACCTGCGACCCCTTGGGGATCAACCATTTGCCGTGGGCGGCCAGGTGCATCTGCTCGATGATGAGCGAGTAGACCTGATTGGTCGCCATCTGCATGTCCCGCGCCTGCGAGACCGGGGTCAGGCCGATGAAGCTCTCGGTGTCCGGGTAGAAGTTGCAGTAGATGAAGGGGAACTCGATGGCGTCCTCACCCTTCTTAGGGTTGGGTTCCTCGTATTCCAGCAACTCACTGCCCGCGATGACGATGCGTCTGCCACCCGGATGCTCTTTGGAGGCGAGTTCCCACAGTTCCTTGACCAGAACCGTGTCTGCCACCTGGTCGCGACCCTCGTTCAGCACCGACAGCCACTCGAGTCCAAAGGCGGCGACCCGCTCGCCTTGAATCTCAACGCCCCATCGCTCAAACACCTCGTCCACCGACATGGTGTGGGCGTGGATGATGAAGCGGGCATCCCGCATGGTCTTGGCACCGGGATCGACGAAAATCTCAAACGGTGACACCGAGAAGGCTTCCAACTCGCCTTCGGGCCGGCTGCGCTCTGCCTTGGACAGGCCGAGGGAGTCAGCGATCAGCGGGTCCACCTCTCGGATGGGACCAGCTTCCGGGTTCCAACTGACCTTCCACCACGCCAGCCCGGTAGACCACAGTTCGCTGCACCAAGACACATACTCTCGGTCCATGCCGTGCTTGCGCCACTGATAGGTCATCATCCGCTCGCACGCACGAGCAACAGAGCGGTCCTTGTCGGTGTTGGTGGCGGGAGTGACGACTGGGCGCGGTTCCTGGGCGGTGAGCTTGGCGACGACGGTGCGCTCGACGGGTTGCATGATGTTGCAGGTGATCTGCTTGCGCCAACTCTTCTTCGCCACCCGCCGGATGTCGTTGTTCTGCGGATCAGCGGAGAACCACTGGTAGCCCCGGATGAACGCTTTGTTCAAGACCCAGTCTGCCGTGGTGGCAGAGCGGGCATCCTTGGCACGGTTGAAGTAGTGGTCTACCTCGTGCTGAGGATTCTTGTCCTTGTATCGCCGGGCGTGGCGAACACGGTCAACCTTGGTGCGTGGGATCGCCATCTACAGACCCAACCCTTTGCCGCGAAGCGACATGCCGCCACCGTAGTAGTTGTTGATCGGCTTCCACGTCCCATAGTGCTCGTCGGTGGAATAGTCCAACTGTTCGGCAAAGGCTGCATCGACAGGTTTGGGTTGCCCCTGGAGCGTCATGCCCATAGTCTTTGCCGGTTGACCGCCGAACGGGTTCTGAATGGGCGACGTGGCGGCCATGGCATTGGGGTCGGCGTATATGGACGTATACCCACCCTCGCCCGGCAGTTCTGGCACCTTGGCACCTTCATAGGCTGCGACCATCGCAGGCGCACCCTTGAACAGGCCGATGGCACCCTGCCTGAGTTCCTTCTTGGACTTGGTGGGGTCATCCTCGAGGAAGGATGCCGCCATCTGACCTGCGCTATGGCCGAGCCCAGCCCCTGCGACGGCACCTGGTGCGTTGCCGGCCATGCCGCCGATGACACCACCGATGACCATGCCGCCGATCTCAAGACCATCTCCGAGGTAGTCCTTCCAATCCTTGCTGTCCGGGGTCTCGACTGGAGGGCGATACTTGACCAATGCCATCAGTTCACCTCCGCCAGTTGCGCCATCATGGTCTTGAGGTCTGCCTCGTCATTGATGTTGGCAACGCCAGCCTGCATCGACTGCTCTGCCTCAAGGCGGGCAGCCTTGGTCTGCTCTTCGCTCTCCCCGTAGGTCGCGATGTGGGCGAGCTCGGATGAAGCAGCATCAGCGTACTTGGACAGTTTCTGCCCTGAGTAGCCAGCCTGGGCGAGGGCTTTCTTGTACTCCGCCTGACCCTTGCGGCTGTTCATGTCGAAGACGAAGTCGGTGCCGTCGTCCACCACCAAGATCATCTTGTTGTGCTTGTAGTCCCGCACCGGGACGAAGGGGGCGAGACCCTGTCCACGGTTGGCTGCGGCAGACCGACGTGCCCGGATGAGGACGTCGTGCATCTTCCGCATGTACACATCACCGTGGCTGGCAGCCTGCATGATGTGCTCTCGCCAGGAAGGACTGGCCTTGTGGGCAGCCGGCCCGGCAACGGCAACCTTGCCTTTGCCGCCGGCTCCACCTTTCCGCCTGGACGAGAGGGTGCGCGAGGCTGATGCTGCTGCACCTGCGACTGTGGTCGGGGCTGCCGGCGCACCCGCTGTGGAGGGTTTGCCACCGAGCGACGTCTGTAGGTGCGTGGCGTATGGGTTGCTGGCTGCGGCGGGCGACTGTTGTGCGAAGGTTGGGACGGCACCCCCCTCCGACATGGCAGCGATGCGGCGGCCCATGTCCAGGTCAGGATTAAGCGGCCTTGCCGGGGTTGCTGGCGCAGGCACCGATCCGGTGTTCGCTAGACCAACCCAGTCTGCCCCATGACCCCGACCTCGTGCGGCGAGCCACTTCTGACGCTCCATCTCCAGCGCAGCGGGCTCCTCATACGGGGTGCCGCCGGCTGCCCGTCGAGACTGCCACTCAGCGCGACCGGCGGGCGCGGGCGGCTGAGGTGGCACCTCCCACGGCTTAAAGACGGCGGGCGCAACCCCCATCCCGTGGACTTGAGGCGGGTGTCGATCAGGGCGGCCCCCTGCGAGCAATGTTTGTAGATGCGTGGCGAATGGGTTCCATCGGTGCGAAGGGTGCGCCTCCGGGATCGCCGCATCAATTTCCGCTTGAGTTGGATAACGGAGGGGTGGATTTGGCACGGTTACCCCTGCTCAACGACGACTTCTGGGAAGTCATTCGGGTCCAAGTCCGGGTGCAAACCGTCCCCTTCCCAGGTCCGACAAGGTGTCGTGTCCTCAGCAGACATGTACTCGCCCACCGTCTTCGACAGAGCAACCTTGACCACCTGCTTCATGAGACCTGCCCTTTCTTCAATCCATTCGCGACGTTCCGCTTCAGCCTGGCGAGCCTGTGTCGAGAGAGCTCTCCGCCCGGCAGCGTACACAAGGAAAACGCAAATGCCAAGGGCAATGTGAAAAGGGTCCATGTTCTAACTCCAAAAGGGTGCCGTCAGGGTGAGGAAAAGAACCCAAGTTCGAGCAACTCTGACTCCACGTCCGAGTGCTCGTCGGAGTCTTCATCCACCAATTCCGATACCGTGCTCCACTTGGGAGGGGCACCCTCCTCCCGTGGCTTCTCGTCGTTGTAGAGCAAGTCCAGATCGTAGTGCTCATCGTGCAGGGCGCATGCGATCATGAAGGAGAAGACGTAGTCGTCGTTCTCGCCTGGCTGCGCCTCGCACCGCATGCCATCCACCCAGACAAAGTTGGAGAGTTGCGTCACCAGCTTGTCGTCGTGGATGATCACCGAGGTGGAGTCCGACCGCAGGGCTTTGCGGGCCGCCGAGACCAGCATCGGACGGGTCTTTGCGGTGGTCTCCCAGCCCAGCTTGTTCCTGATCAACTTGCCTTCAGCGCGGCTCCACTCCAGTTCCCGATAGATGTTGGGGTAACTGAGTTTGCGGAGTTCCTTGAGCGTGGTCTTGCCGTAGGTGTTGGACTCCGGGCAGACGATGGCGTTGTTGTAGAAGCGACCCAGGATGTCCATCAGGACACCCACTTCATCTGGGTCTGGCTTGCCGATGTAGGCGGCGCATTGCTCGATCGCCCTGCCGCGCCGCGCCCAAGCGGTGATGACACTGAAGTCGTCGCCGGTCCCGCCGCCGCAGATGTCCGCAGTTATTATATAGCGGGTGCCCTCTTCTGGATCGAGCCAACCCTCAAACTGCCCCACCTCGGTCTCGGTCTTGAAGATGGTCGGTCCTTTGTCGGACAGGTCGAACCTGGTCGATGGGAACAGGTGCTTGTTCTGGGCTGCGAGGAACTTGGCTGCGAAGACCTGGCGCCCGCTGGCGAGGAAGCAGGACACATCGTCGTCGGGGTACTCTTGGAGCATGCGCTCTTCGTCACCGTCGCAGACGTTCCGGTAGCAGTAGCACCACCACAGCCATTGCCCGCAGGACAGGTCGTAGGTCTCGATCCGGTTGCTGCTGTCCTCAAGGAACCCGCCGGCTGCCCTGTCTGAAGCCCTGCCGTGCTTGCGCCACTTCCGCCAATGCCCCAGAACTGTCGGAGCCGGCTTGATGGTGTTCTTGGGCACCGCATGCCAGGGCACAAACCAAGCCTTGAACTCGCTCTCCCCGTTCTTCGCACGCATGTACTCGTCGTAGAAGTACCCGCCTTTGCCGCAGGGGGAGGATTCAAGGATGATGATGCGCCAGGGTCCGAGGCGGGCGCCCATGGCCGATTTAACAGCTGTCACCAGCTTCTTTGGGGCTGCGTAGAACGCCACCTCCGAGAAGTGGACGGCTTGCAGGGTCTTGGATCGCCCCTTCTTGGCGGCGACTGCCGAGGTGCCGGCGGTTGCGATGCGGACAAAGGACCCGTTCTTGTAGTGGACTCCGAGCTTCCGGGCCGAGCGGTCCACCTCCGGGCGCACGTCCGGGGACATCTTGGAGTACATGAAGGTGTACTTCTCAAGCAGGGTGTCGGTGGAGTCGTCATCGTGGCTGATGACCATGGCCCGGTAGTTGTCCATGAAGATGGTCAACCAAGACAGGAGAGCGGCAACCCAGGTGGAGAATCCGGCCTCCTGGCGCAGTTTGAGGATGACCATCAGCAGCGGTCTGCCTGCGAGGAGCTCGCGCAGGGCGTGCCTGGTGGCTCGGACTTGCGGCGGGTTGAGTACAAACGGGATGACGTTGGAGTCTGCATCGACGATCTTGACCTCCTGCTCGCAGAAGAAGACGAAGTCCTCTGCCAGTTGGAGGATGTACTGCTCGTCGAACTCGGTATCTGACAGGACTGACAGTTCGTCTGCCACAGCCTCTTCGACGATCTCTTCAAAGATGTCTTGCTTC